AAGCCAAAAGAGCCAGTGTCAAGAGTTGTTGCAGCAGCAGAACTTGCAAACATTGAAGTTGGAATTTTTAGATACTAGAATGGGTGGTAATATGATTAAAGATTTAGAAGTAATGGAAAAGATCGTTGCAAAAAGCAATAGTCTTTCTTGGGAAGGATGGAATGTTGTAGAACTTATTCCATCAGCAACAGCAATGTTTAAAACTAACGGTGCTTTTGTTAACGGTAATTGGTATCTGAAAAACGTCTACCAATGCGGAACACAAGGCTGGAAGATCCCCAATAAATATGTGCGGTAAATATGAAAAGACAATTATGGAAAGACAATTCAAGGTGTCTTGATTACGATACTAACCTTTTCTTTGATACATATGAAGAAGAGGAATCACATAGACCAGCAATAGATAATCTATGTATGGGTTGCCCAGTATTAAAAACCTGTTTTGCCGTTGGCATATCATCAAAAGAATGGGGTGTCTGGGGTGGTGTTTATCTGGAAAATGGAAAAATATCTAGAGAATTTAACAAACATAAAACTAAACAAAACTGGTCCACTGTATGGAGAACTCTTACTATGGAAAATGAGCAACAATAGTGTATACAGAACAAATGCGAAGAGCCTTTCATTCAATACAACCTCCTCAAGGGTTTGGAGTTGAATTAATTGACAATGAATTCTTTTTAACTATACGTGCTGACGAAATGCAATTTTTAAAATTATCACATGATGAAAAAATTGAAGCAGCAATGTATCTTAATAGATTAAAAAAGGCTTTAGAATCAGAAGGGGCAGTAGTTCAAATTGTAAGAAAGGCATTACCTAAATAATGTCTATATTTGTGTCTGTGGTTAGTTATAGGGATGAGCATTTGGAGATGACTCTTAAAAGTGCTGTCAAAAATGCTAAATACCCAGAAGAATTGGTATTTGGAATAGTTAATCAAGATACTGAAAGACAACAAATTGATCTATCATTTTTACCAAGATATTCATTAATTACTATGCATCCTAAATTCGCTAGAGGTGTTGGGTATGCAAGAGCAAAAGCACAAACTTTATATTGTGATGAAACCCATTATATGCAAGTTGATTCTCATACACAATTTTTGCCAGATTGGGATATTAATTGCATGAAACAATTAAAGTTAGCAGAACAAAGAGCAAATAATAAAAAAGTTCTTTTATCTGCATATCCTCCACCTTACATATACAGTAATAATAGAGTTCATTTTCCAACTGAATCAACAGAGGAATATCCATTAGATCCAGTTAAACACAAACTATTTTTAAGAACTAACGGAGACTGGGCTGCGGAAAGAGTTGAATTTGATGAACCTTGGTGTGGATTGCCAGAGGAATCAAATACTATTTTGGGTGGTTTTGTTTTTGCTTCTGGAAAAATTGTTAAAGAAATTCCTTATGATGAAGAAATAAGTTTTATGGGTGAAGAGGTCTGTTTTGCTATGAGAGCATGGACTAGAGGATGGGACATATATTCTCCTGCTAGACACATAGTGCATCATTTTTATAAAAGAGACGGACATAAAAAAATATGGAATGATGATTTAATAGTAAGAGAAAAAAATTGGGATCAACTACAAGAAATATCAAAAATAAAACAAGAAAATGTTTTACGTGGTATTGAAACTGGAACGTATGGTGCTGGAACTAATAGGACTATTAAAGATTATGAAAATTTTACAGGGTATAACTTTAATCAAGTATACGATGATTTGACAAATGGAAAGGGTAGGTAGTACAATATAACTATGTTAATAGCACTGGTAATAGTATCTGTAATAGCGTTATTTTTGCTATTCAGAAGTTACAAAATGGCGTCAGAAATTATGGATTTACGTCAATTTGTAAACGATCAGTCGTCTCCTGATAAGCAAACAGAAAAAGAAGTAGTCAGAGAAGATTTTCTTAAATTTGTTTCTGAGTCAAGAGAATGGGCTTTTGACTATATTGAAGAAGTTCAATCAGCATTGATTAAATTTGATACAGATATTAAAAAAGACTTGGAATATTTTGAAAAATTTGGAGACGTTCTAGGAGACTCTAATCCAAACTATGTAATGTTAAAACGTATGTATGATTCATACAAAGAATTGAAACAGGTTTTACCAAAGGATTTTCATGCTTAAACTTAAGGATCCTAAAAAATTAATTTATCATGCTTTTCAAATATGTATGATTGATCCATGCGATAATGAAGCAGAAAAATTATTTCCAACAGAAACTAATGTAATAGACGTTTGTCTAAAACATTTTGAACAATTACAAACAGAAAGATGGGTATCATGAAAGACATTATTTTATCAACCATTACAGGTTTTGGCTGTGGCATTGTTTTTGCTGCATTTAAACTTCCAGTACCAGCACCACCAGTTTTTGCTGGAGTTGCAGGAATTATTGGCTTATGGTTAGGTTATGATTTGATCACTAATTATTTAGGGTAATATGAGATTTTATTTCTTTGGTGCTAATTTTAGAACTGGAATAATGAAAAAATTATACGCCAATAATTTTGCTGGTGCTTTGTATACATTTGATGTACCTGCTGGAGATATGTTTACCAGGGTAGCACATCATATGGATGTAGATAAAAAATTTAATTATATGGTAGCAGTAAGACCAACCGCAATGTCCCCACAATATCTGGCAATGATTGCTGCTTCAATATCTGAAATATCTAGAGATAAGTTACAAATTAATTTAATTGCTGGTCATACAAAACCACATGAAAAAGATATAGGTGGAATTTTTGGAGAAGTTAATGACAATTCTTCAAGTGAAGAAAAACATAATTTTCTTATAAAATATTTTCAAGAATTAGAAAAAGTTAGAGATAATCCATTAATGAAATTTCCTATAGACTACTATGTATCAACTACAAATAAATATGTTTTGGAAGCAGCCATGGCACAAAGATGTAAAATGATTATTCCATATAATTTATATCAGCAGTTTACAATTCCAAAAGATCATAAAGTGATGATAAGTTGTGCTCCTATTTTAAGAAACACTCAAGAAGAAATTGATGCTTTAATTCAAGAAGGATCTTTGTCTGATAATTTATTTTTAACTTTTGAACAATTTGATAATATTGTGGATCAACTTTATGAACAAGGAATACGAGAAATGATGATTGCTGCGTGGCCTTCAACTGAACAAGATAATATTCTTGAATATGTAAAGCAGCGAAAAATTAAAGAATTGACTAGAAGATAGTCATTATGCTATACTTATATAGCATCATTATCCTAGGAGGGAAAAAATGAATAGCACACAACTAAAGGCAATGCTCGCATCATATGGACGTTCAGTTCTCGGTGCTGGTCTTGCTTTATATATGTCTGGGGTAACAGATCCTAAGACATTGGCATATTCTTTGGTGGCAGCAGTTGCACCAGTAGCATTACGTGCCATTAATCCAAATGATAAAGCATTTGGTCGTTTACCAGAAACATCTGCAGTTGCAGAAGCACTTACAGATGTTAAGGTAAAGAAGGCTCCTGCAAAGAAGTCTGCAAAGTAGTAATAATAGTAAAATTGCCAGTCTAGAAATAGGCTGGCTTTTTTATTTTTTGATAATCTTATCGTATTTTGGTTTAAGATTTTTAGGATCAAAATGAAATGTTCCTAAATCAAATGCCTGTTGTTTGATAGTTTTATTATCTAAATTGTTCATATATTCTGTTATTTTTGCTGCAAGTTTTATTTCATCTGCTTGATAAACATCTACAACTACCCTGGCTTGAAACTCCCCTATTTTTTTAGCGGGTACTAACCATTCCTCTGGAAGGATAGTGTTATTAGGAGAAATGTCCGTCATAAATACTGGCAAACCGCTTATTAGAGCCTCATTCATAGGTAAACAAAGGCCTGCATAGCGTCTAGGAAGGATCATGGCATCAAACCCATCGTATAGGTCTTGGCGGTCTTCTACGTCTCTGTAATCAATGGTTATGCGTGGATCTGAATATTTAAAAGTTGGTTCAGTCTGACATCTGATTACTAATTCAAAATCACTTTTAGTATATTTAAGCATTTCTATAACTGAATCAGTGCCATTACGATCCCTAGTGGCAGCAGTTCCAACAATGTGTAGCAATCTATTATGTTTTTTAGAAAGGTTGTTACTTCTTGCCTTTGCAAAATTATCTGGGTTGGTTGGAGGGGGTAGATGAAAAATATCAGCCTTTTTACCAAATACTCTAATAACCTCGTCATATCCCCATAAACTAGGACCTATAAGAGTATTAGCAACAGCCCCGTATGGGTTTCTCATACCTTCAAAAAATTCAAAATTATATTGTAAAAATGTTTTAACTCCATAGCGTCCAGCCAAGGCAACAAAATCTTTATGATAAAAAGTTTCACAAGTTAGCACACCATCTAATCCTTGTAAAAATCTTTTACATAAATTTACATCTGGATATCCGTTGCTTTCAATAATATCATAACCTTTGTACCATTCGGGATGCTGTTTCTTTTTATTATATTCTTCAAAATTAATTAACAAAATTTTATCAGGATTTAACATTTGAACTAATTCTTTTGTTTGATTTCCAAGACCACTGTTGTCTGATCTAACTATAATTCCAAGTCTCATTCTGTATAACCCCAAACATCGTCATCACTGGTAAATTTGCGAGTACCTTCCCGTCCATCAGTGTGATAAGATCTTCTAATATTTCCAGAAGGATGATAGATAAAAAGTCTATGTTTTAAAAATCCTTCTTCGCCATTAATTTTACAATCTTCTTGAACATATCCATGGATAGTGTCTTCAATAAAAGTTTTGTCTGGAACATTTGGAAGAATAATATTTTTATAATAATCAACTCTACTAAGATGAGGTCGTTGACTCCATTGGGTAGTTTTCATTAAACCTTGCTCTAATCCATACATGAGATGTTTGTGCTCTTCTGGAATAGCAGATTCAAAATGAAACCTAACAGTATTTACATATCCACCATCAAACATATCCAAAATATATTGCCAATCAATATGATCTTTTTCTAATGGGGCATCGCCTTCCATATACAAAAGTAATGGAGTTTTGATCATATCTATTGTTTTAAACATCATTGTTGATTGATGAGAATGTTCATCAAATATTACAGGAATTATATTTTTATCTACGTGTAGTGCTTTCCACAACATTTGATTTTTATATTCATCATAATCTTCTTTTCGGTTTTGTCGTTCACTTCTTAATCCATCTATTTGCAAAATAATTTCACAATCTGGCAAATGATATCTGATACTTTCAATAGTTTCATCAACTATCCTAGTACTTGGATGACTTGGAAGAACTGAAGTAACTAAAACAACTGTAATATCATTTTTAGTTAACACTTAAAACTTCTCCAAGTTGGTGTTGTTTTTCTAATAGATTCTATATAATTGGCTGGAACCATATCATATGCAATGGTAATTCTATTTTTATCTCCGTACCAATCATCTCTGCCATGAGGATTTCCAGTAGTTGAAATAATTGCTCTATCATTTTTGTTTATATTTTCAAATGGTATTTGTCCATCAATTAAATAATGAGTAATTGATGGTTCAGCATTGACACAATAGTATCCGTGAAAATCAGGGATGCCACGTCCACCCAAATGATCATGGTAATATTTATTATTTTTTAAAGGACTAACATAATTTTCACTACTAATTGCTGGATTTTGATTCCACCATCCATGTAATTTATAATCTTGTTCTTCATAATTAATTTCATAATAATCACAGGCTTCCAGCAACATTTCTTTTAATGCTTTTTCTAAATTAAAAATTCCTTCATTTTCAAAATCAAAAATATTATATTTTTGTAACATTTGTGTTGGAGCACCAATGTAGTCTGTTCTTTGATATTTACCTTTAATTAAAGGACTTATACGATTTCCTGCTTCAGGCAACATACCATTGATTAACTCTTCATATTTTTCATCTAAAAAAATATACAAGTCTGTTAAATCATTTCCTACATATTTTTCAAAAAATTTATGTGGTTTTTTTATCATTGTAAATACTCCATTAACTTGTTAAAAAGATCCCTTTTATATTTTATCCACCATGTTACTGCTGCATGCATATTTCTAGGATAATCTTTCTTTAATTCTACCATTAAATCTGGTAAATCGTTCCAACTTTGAATAGATGGACATTTCATTGTGTTACCAAATAGTCTTTCAAAATACATAGTTCTTTTATCCATAGGATCTATACTATCTGCTAATGGTAATGCCAATAGTTCTAAGGCTTCATAAAATCTAAAAGAATCTAAAACTTGTATACCAGAAGGGCACGGAACCATTCGTGCTTTAGACATTAAATCATAATATACAGGTGGTTCAACGCCTTGAGTAAAACCTTCAGTTGGATTAAACAAAGCGTTTGGTATATTTACAATTGAATCTGCCAGTTGTCTTCTACGGCTATGATTTATTTGACCACTAAAATATAAATCATATTCTTTTTGTTTATACTCATGTTCCATATTATTAAAATGTTGCGGTACACCTTGTGGGAAATAATTATAATGATTATGTTTATTATGTGGATATTGAACATATACTACCATTTTTTCATGTTTTATGTTATCAATATTTAGTAAACCTTGTTCATCTCCCATTATAAATAGCACAACGTGTTTTATTTTTTTTAATTCTTCTTGAATTATATGTTCATAACCTCTATTTGATGGTCCAGGAATTGCTACAAATGCTTTATCATCAAAGGGCAATTCTCCGACATGTACCTGATTAATACCCTTGCGTTCACAAAATTCTTTTAATAGGCCGTAATCCCACTTAAAAGAAGCAGAATCTATCCTATCTGCTGAATATAGATATAGATTCATAGCCCCAACTCTTTAAGAATTTCACTCCATCTATTTACATAAGTATGTTCGTTCTTGGTTCTTTCATGACCATTTAATCTAATTGCTTCCCGTTCATCATCATGTTGTAAATAATAATCTATTTTATTTCTTAAATCTTCCAATGATCCATGTTTATAAAAAACAATTTCATCATCAGTAAAATAATCATGTAGTCCAACAATGTCAGGGTATATTGTAAAACCACCCCTACCAGTAGATTCAAACAATCTATCACTAGTATAATAAGGATATTTAAAATCTATATTTAAACTATCTCCAATGGCTATCTTACTTTTAGCATAAATACGGTTTAGTGCATCTCCACGTACCGTTCCTGTATCTCCATCTCCACCAACATGCAAAAATCTTTTGCCATAAGTTTTTTTCAAAAAGTCTATTAATTGTGGACGGTAAGGATATTCATGATGATATCGTTTGCTGCCAACAAAAATTACATCATTTTCAAAATTCTCTGGATCATAGTCATCATGAATATAACATTCTTGATCATATACTCCAGCAGGCAAGAAATGTCCTTTGACTTCTGTATTTTCATTAAACCAGTCTGCCATTAATTTATCAACAGTAAAAAAATGTCCAATTGTTTTATAAAAATTATCTTTGCTTAAATCTGTTTGTCTATCTAATCCAAACCACAAATCAAGATGATAGGTCATTGTTGGAATGCCTTTATCTTTTAATCTTTTTAAAACATCATCCATACTAATCATTCCACCAGTTTGCCAACCATGTGTGTGAACCCAAATAAACAAATGACTATTCATTGCAAATCTTAAAATTGTATCTGTGCTAGCATCTGTTTCTTGCAATTTATGTACATGGTGTCCAAGACTTTCTAGACTTTTTGCATGATGATTTTCGCTGCTATATGGAACTTTAAAATTACCAAGAAATGTTATTGTTGCCATTGCAACACCTACGCTACAACAGTAGGTGCAGGTGGTTCAGTGCTAGGGTCTTCAACTTCACTTAATGTTGCACGAAGTTGCCATGACCATTTTTGATGCATTGTTTGTCTTTCTGCAAAGAAGTTTGCTAATCCTTGCTGACGTGCTGTTGTTGCCACATCAAAAGCATCTTGGAATTTACCAATCATCATTTCATTAGACATATAAAGGTCTCTTGCCATATCTTCATGATCTGAAGTAACGTTAGTTTCTGGAATTGAACTTAATTCATTAAATCTAGAAAGTTTAAATGGAGCATAATCTCCTAACATACGAATCCATTCAGCCATAGGATCAATTGCTGATTCATAATCGTTGTAAATCTTTTCAAAAAAATCGTGGTATTGTGGAAAATCATCTGTTTCAACATTCCAGTGATATCCATGTGCCTTAAATCTAAGAGCAACTGTATCTGCTAATAGTCCTTTTAGTAATAGTACAAGTTGTTCGTTCATATATTGAATTATAGCATGTTTTTGTGCCCCTGGCAGGAATTGAACCTGCGACACATGGCTTAGAAGTCCATTGTTCTATCCACTGAACTACAGAGGCTTTGCTTCTCCGTCTAGATTTGAACTAAAACTAAGGGATTCAAAGTCCCTTGTGCTGCCGATTACACCACGAAGAATTAGTGCAACAAGTAGGACTTGAACCTACGATAACCGAATTATGAGTTCGGGGCCTTGACCAACTTGGCTATTGTTGCTTAACTACATCTAGTATACTTTATAAATGGATATATATCAAGTTAAAAATTTTATTGATCAAAAAGACATTAATAAAATTATTAATTATATGGATAGTGAAATGGGATTAGATCCAAACCTTGCACCTAGAAGTAGACGTGTATTAAAATTTGGCGGACAAGAAGACTCTGAATATTTATTGCCAACCAGAGATATTGAAATTTTGGGGGACATAAAAGATCTTATAATATCTTTATGGATTAAAGGAGCAAATACTATTATGAATGAAACCAAAACAGAAAAAATAGTTTATCCTTCAACTTTATGGTTATCTAAACAGTGGCCTGGAAACTTTATTGCACCACATAGAGATAATAATGAACTTAGTGGCTATAGATATTCTCATAGTGCAATTTTATATTTAAATAAACAATCATCTGGAGGCAAAATATCTTTTCCAGAACAAAAAATATCAATAGCCCCAGAAACTGGAGAATTTGTGTTTTTTGATGCTTTGGAATTACATGAAGTAACGATGGTTAGACAAAACAGATATACTGTAACAATGTGGTTTACAGAAGATCCCCAATATAAACATGAGGTAATATGAAAATTAATGTTTGTAAAGATTTTTTAAAAGAACAGGACCGTACAATTTTGATTAACTATTTGGATCAAACAGATCAAGAAATGGGGCCAATGGTTAATACTAGAAGAACAATAAGATTT